TCGAAAAATAAAGACCAATCACAGGGATAAGGGTGATGAAAATCTGTACGAGAAATCGTTCATATCCTGGCATGTACACCTCCTACTCTTTATGTTCATCTGTTTCCATCTCTGCCAAAATAGCATCTTCAATCTTATAGCGCATTTCTCGTAACTCTTGCTCATGCTTACGCATACTGATACGATTTTTAGCGTACAGATCCGGGTCATGCAGCGTTTCAGATGTTGTTGAAACAGCTTCATTGTCTGTGTTGACTACAGTAGTTTTGACCAATTTTTGTTGGTCGCCATCTTGTGCGAAAAATTCAGCTACTAGCTGACGTGTTTTAGTGACTTTTAGCATTGTCATTTCCTCCTTTATAAACTAATTATCCGTTAATAATTAGGGATTTTTTACGATTATTAAATTTTAAATGAGACATTGTCGAAGTTGAGCCAGTTTGAGTCAACGTTGCCTTTTACAACTATATTTCCATTTGAATAGATACCCAAAACCGCTACTGTGTAATTGTTGTTGATTGTCGAGATATATAATGGCTGTGTTGGTCTGAAACCTACTGGTAAAGTTCCTATCACTGTCTCAGTCGTAGTTTTTCCTTTGTTTGCCGAACCTCTAAAATAAACTACGCCATCAAATGACTTTGAATATTGTACATTGTTGTACTGTTGATGATGATTCCAACCATTTGCAAGTACGAGATTTTGCCAGGGAGTTGGATCGCTTTCTGATTTTAGCAGAGCTACATAGTCAGAGTTGTTAGTAGATTTTGATTGTTGTACCAGATAACGCCATGGCCTCCAATTATTATCAAAACCATTCTCTCTGACTGCCATATATCCTGTTGAGGTAGTGAAACGTTGAATACGTTCATGAGAACCTGGATTAGGTCTGAATACCTCTAGCATCCCCCAAGTGCCCGAAAAGGGATTGTTTTGAGAGCTACCATCTATCCACCATGTTCCAGTCTCTTTCATCGTATTAAAATCCTGTTTGATAAGTTTTCCACATCCGTTATTATCAGTTAATCGATATTGCTGGATAGGCATATTTCTAGCATATATATCTCCCAAGACATCCAACGAACCAGCGCCACCTTGCTCTGCGACTTTACCAATACCCACGCGCCCATCTTTATCATAGCTCATGACTACACTTTCAGTTGCAACTGTGGCTGTAAAATCTGTACTTGTAAACTTATCAGATAGAGTCCCTATGACCACAAATGACTTGGTTGCAACATAATTACCTGCCATGTTAGCGGCTGAATTATTTAAGGTGTGTTGAGTTGTCCAAATACCCGAAGCGCTACCATGATCAGCTGTAAAATTTGTACTACCTAATTGAGCTACCTTGAATGATAGGGTCATGACATTTTTTTGACTACCTGATAAAGTGATAGGAGCTATTTTAGCGTTCCTGACAACTTGAATAATGTTAGGCGTTTCACGTGTTCTAAAGGCTGTAAAACTAAAAGCTGGTGCGAAATACTCAATGACATTGATTGTAATATCCCTTGTATCTGATTGCCTGCCTCGACTATCAACCACACTAGCACGTATTGTTGCTGAGCCATTAAAATTCATCATACCGAGCCTGCCACCGTTTTTAGTTGTAACCTGATTCTTGTTTACAATTTCAGCACGATATCCTGTGATAGTAGAACCATAAGCCCCAGCTGGGTTGTTAAAATTGACCTGAATATCAGAAATAATCTGTAAAAAGTTATTTCCGCTCAATAGTTGCCCAGCAACAGTATTCATATCAATCAATGTGAGACCAGAAAATGTAGGTTTCACGCTTTCCGGAATTTCAAAATACCATCCGTTTGAATAAACATCATTTCCAATTTGAGTAGTTCCGTTATATGTTCGGACACATATGTCCATCGTGCCAGACTTTGCTTTTGTATTATATCTAGCAAGGTCAGTATTAGGTACGAAAGAAACGCTTGTTGCGTGATTTTTCCCTAAGTCAATCCATTCGCTACCAAAAACTCTATACCACACTTGGTGGGTAAATGAGCTAGATTTGCGGTCAATGGTGAGAGTGTGGAGACTTCCGAGCTGTCTATTTCCTGAAAGGGCATTGTCGCTTATACTACTAGATCGAGGGATGTTTGAAAGTGTATAGTTTACCGATACGGTAATATTCCCATGCACTCCGTTGTTTGGATCAAACGATGCCCATACTGCAAAAGTCTTAGTTCCGTCACCGTTGTGAGGGATGGTTACTTCTCCGGAGGCTAGAGTCACTTCCTGTCCACTCGTATCGAAATCGAGGTTACTCTTATATACTGAGGCTCCATTTAACCATACGGATAGGCTACTAATATTACCATAAGTCCATGTTCTATAAGCTCCATCCCGGTCAACGGTAGCTTTCCAACTAACTCTAGAGGAGTTGTTAGCGATGTCCTGACTAACTTGTTCAATATAAATATTCAAGTGTAATGAACCGCTAGAATTGATAAATTTAGTCATTTTCTTTTTTAACCTCCTATATATCGTATGACATTCACATCTTTATTAAGATAGTATTGCTCTGTTCTAAAACGCCCAATTTGAACTGATGCGGTGAATATACCATTATCAATGTTTATTACACCTTGCGAAATGTACATAACTTCCTTACCCGCAGAAAACATGGAGATCCTATCACTTGATACCTTGATAGTAGAGCTTGCATCATTCTTACCGATAATCAAGCCCTCGTTTGTGCTTTTCATGTAAGTATCAATGAATGTTTTAAGCTCTGCTAATCCTCCAAATTGAGTTGTCAACAAATCAATTCTTCTTCCTGCTTCAACCAAATCAGACTCAGATTTTTTTTGACCTTCTGCATTTAATTTTACAAAAGCATTATATGCTTTTTCTAATTCACTAAAGGCCTCCATCGATGCTTTCGCTTTCATTTCAGCCTCTAAAATCTGTGATTTCTCGTTAAGGGCATTCAATTGCTCTTGAGTCAGTGATTGGTCAGCTTTAGAGCCAAGGCTGTTCTCTATATCCTCAGGAGCTGGTATCCAATCAATAGGTACTGTACCAGTATTGACTCTTAGATTTGAAATAATAACAGTACCATCTGAGCCATTCTCAAAATTAAGATACAAGGAAATCTCTTTGATTAGATTGCTTGTCCTACCATCTGAATACGGTTTCCACAACCAAGGTTGTGAATAAGTTCCACTTTTGACTGACGTAGTATCTATGTATTGCTTACCTAAAACTTTATCATTCATAGCGTAATCCCACTGATCAAGCACACCATTACCGTATTTGACAACACGATTAATCCTAAATCCTTTAATAGTTTCAGAGGCCACATAATCAAACGTTAAATAAAGTGGTTGAGCCGTTGACCAATTCTGAGCTGATTGTGCTAGTGTATAGATTTTCCCTTGATTTCCTATAGTAGGGTTAGATGTCCCTAAAGCAAAATTACGAGCTCCAACTTGTACATTATCAAATAGTGCTGTCCATTTATAGGCTGTTGGGTCTTGACTATCTACTTCATTGAAATCCGTCAAAGTACCTAAATAGCGCTTATTAGTGCTATCTGTTGTACTGAAACCATCACGACCATCAGCAGAGTTAGCCCATGCCCTATGAAAATACGGTGTTCTACCATCCGCTCCTTTTGCTCCCGGTACACCTTGCGCACCATCTTCACCTTTCCACTTTGTCCATTTATAGACTGTTGGATTGGTACTATCTGCGGCATTGAAATCGACATACATACCAATATATGGCTTATTGGTATTAGTTTGGGTAAAACCTCCTCCAACTGCATTATCTGCGTAAGCAATATGAGTGTACTGGGTTCTTCCGTCTGTCCCTCTAATTCCTGGGACACCTTGTTCACCTTGTAATCCACGTTCTCCTTTTTCCCCATGTACACCAATAACAGTAGGTTCGGTTGTCTTACTTGTACCGTTTGTATATAGCTCAACTCGATAATTCCATAAATAACGCTTGTCTGATGTGATAGGCTGTGGCGTAGTTGTCCACCCTGCACTTGCTCTTGTGATACCTGTTGAGACTGTAGTAGCTAAATAGTAGTTAGTTACATTAGAAATACCAGTACCATCAGCCCCTTTTATCAACGTCCACTTATACACTCTGTAATCTGTACTATCTGCCTGAGTATAATCTGTATATGTTCCGATATACGTTTTATTTGTACTGTCAGTAGTTGAGAAACCTTGTGATCCGTTATTTGATGTGGCGTAGGCTATATGTAAGTATGGTGTCCTACCATCTGCGCCAGCCTTACCTGCCACGCCATTTGCGCCATCAGAGCCTTTTACAAGTGTCCAATTGTAATCAGATGGAGTATTGCTATCAGCGCTATTAAAATCAACATACATTCCGATATAAGCTCTATTAGAGGCACTTACAGAAAAATCCTTAGTTCCATCAGCGCTGTTGCTGTAAGCTATGTGAGTGTATTGAGTACGGCCATCGCGCCCTGGAGT